AATTTGTTGAGCCCGGCTTGGGCCTGTGAGTAGTCGGTGAGGATTTTGATAGCGAGTATCGCCGACCGTGCCACGTCCTCACCTCCTACGGCTTGCCGCTCGGGCCCTCTCGGCCCGCTCCCCCAACAGGTCCAGAACCGTTGCTATCACTTGGTCGTCGGCGTCCCACCACCACGGCGGCGGTATGCCGATGTCGTAGACGTCTGCTATCTCGCAAATCAGCCGGGCACGGGACCCGGTGGGAAAGGGTCCACCCCGGTGGTGTCCTCCTCGTCCTCGTCGGCGTCGAGGTTGGCCACGTCGAGGGTTGACGCCTCCCACGCCTCGTAGGTCACATCGGCGGGGAGGCGCCCCTCCCGGCGTACCGCGTGCCAGGAGATAAACGTGAGCCACTTGAACGGGGCGTCTTTAAGCTCGGGCCAGTGATGCTTGCCACGGGTCATGTCCCACGCGATCAGGTCGGGGTTGAGGGTCTGCACCTCGATGACCTCGGGGGCGTCGATAGACCCCCGCAGCACCCGCAGCCGGGGGGAGGAGAGTTTGTAATCTGCCATGGGCTTATGCGCCTCTCACTTGGTCTAGGACACGCTGCACGGCTTTGTAGTAGGCAACCGTCCAGGTCGGTTCGGTGTCGTGGGCGGCGTCCACGAGGAACGGGTTAGCGGCGATGTTGCGGCGCGGCCACCCCCAGTGAATGGGCCCGGCATACGGCACCCCGGCCCGGCCCGCCCGAACCACGGCCATGGACACAGCGCGGTTGCCTCGCACGGTCCCGGCCAGGGTCCCGCTCACGTGGGGGGCCCTGACCGTGGCGGCGCTACTGACGGTCGAGGCGGCGGCGGCGTTGGCGTCTTTGAGGTCTGCCACGTCGAGCCCGGCACGGCGCAACGACGCCCGAAGCTCACGGGCGCCGCGCACCTCAACGATGCCACCACCGGCCATGTCAGGGCCCGTAGGTGTAGGTAACCTCGCCGACGATGCCCCACTCAAAGTCACTCGTCAGGTCGGCGCCCATGTCGCCCGCCCCGAAGTCGAGCGGGTCAATCACCAGGATGCCCGCCGCCTTGGTCACCGCCGATGTCAGGGGCGTGAACTCAAACGCCTGTTGGGTGCCCTTGGCCGACTGTGACAGCGCGAATAGCCCCGCCGCGTCGGCGATGTCGGTGTCCAGATTGCCGGTGATTTTGAATGTGTAGGTGCGGGTCCCGGGGCGCACGTCGCCGCAGAGTTTGGTCGTCGGGTCGGTCTCGTTTTTGTCGTGGGTAATGGTGATGTTGTTGACGAGGCACGACGCGTCAATCTCGGTGCCGGTGGCCCCGACCGTGAACGTGCCCGGCCCCAACACCTCAGTCTGTGCCGTCATGGTGGATCACTCCCTAACAGGTGGAGACGGTCACCCGGGCGGTTATGCCGGGCATGGTGGATTGGTTGGTTTCGAACACCACGAGCACCGGGCCCACAGTCTCGACGGTGCCGCACTTGGACAGCGCGGCCATCACCTCCTCGATAAGCCCGTCTGCGGCGTCCACGGTGTCGGGGTGGTAGCCCGAGGGAAGCAACACCCGCACGTCGTAGGTATGGACGACAGGGTGGGCGAGTTTCCCACCCCGGTAATGGGACTCGGCCCACACCGGCCACGCGGCACCGGCCACCGGGGTGTCAGGCATGGTGGCGAACGGTTGAAGCTCGGGCACCGTTGCCAGGGCCTCGACCACCGCATCCCGCGCCGACAGCATCACGCCACCACGTGCAGCCGGTAGGACGCCTCTAGCCGCGACACCTCGGCGTCATAGGAGGCGAGACGCTGGGGCCCGAACTCGGCGGCGGTGTCGGTGTAGAAACCCAGAGCGATGTTGCGGGCGGCGCACTGTCGTTGCACCCGCCGCAGCAGGGCCCGCCCCAACGCGGCGGGGTAGGTGGCCTCCTGCCCCGCCTCGTCGGGGTCGTCGGGCACCTCGCAGGTACGGGCTTGGATATCAAGCTCGGCCTCACGGATAGCCGCCAGGTCGGCGTCGGGGATGCCTTGCGCGGACACGTTCGCCCACGCTCGGCACTCCTCGGCGGTGGGGACTCCGATCACTTGTCAGACCTTGACGCGGACTGGGTGCCTGCGGTGGCGGACACGGAGCACTCGACGAGGGCGGCGGGGCGGGTAACGATGGTCTTACTGCGGCGCTCGGCCAGGATCGTAAACACGTTCGACAGGAACGTGCTGGCATGGCTGTCGGTGATGTAGAGCGACACCCCGGAGCGGGTGTAATGCTGCACCCCGGCCCGGAAGTCGCCCACCGTGGCGGTGCCCAGCGGCTGGGCGTTGTCGGCGATCACCGAGAGTCCCCAGTAGTTGGTATTGATGACGGGCCCGGCCATGGTGCCGCCGAGAATGGCGATATCCAGGGTTGCCCAGTCGGCGGGGTTCACTAGTACCGCGTTGGGGTTGTAGCCCGCCGCCTGCACGGTGCCGATGCCCACCCGGATGGCGGACAGCAGGGAGTCGCCCAGCGGCACGGTGGCGGTCGGCAGGGCGGCGGCTGCCAGGGCGGCGGCAGCCTCCGACTCCTCGGCCACCAGCACCTCCCGCTGAAGCTCGCCGTCGATCAGCGACCGCACGGCGGGCGCGTCCTCCACGAGTTGCCGCGTGAGTTGGGTGTAAACCGCGATGGTGTCCAGCGTTGACGGGGTGACGGTCGGCGCATACTCCGCCGATGGCTTGCCCGTTTTCTCGGCGACGATGGCGGCGCCGCCCTGAATCTTGGCCCACACCACCACGTCGATGGCGTTTTGGGAGACGGTAACCCCGGTCATGGCGTCGATCAGCGGGGTAGGGGTGGGCGGCGCGGTGGCGTCCACCGTGACGGTGCCGCCCTTCCACCCTGCGGCGATGAGGTCAGCCACCCCGGTGGGAATGGCGCGAACCTGCGGGGTGTCGAGGCTGAGGCGCCCGGACGTGCCACGGGCGGGGTAGCCGGTGAACACCTCAGAGCGCACAAACGCCTCCCCCCATGACTGACGCGTCAGGGGCTCGCGGGGGTCGTCGCGGTGCTGGGCCTTGGCTAGCCGCCCGTCGAGGGCGTCCGCCGCCGCCTGACGCTCCAGCAGGGAGGCGAGAGTGCCCGCCCTCTTGTCGAGGTCGTCGGCGCGGGCCTGAAGCTCGCCAAAAGTCTTGTCGTCGGGGCTGAAGTCGTCGGACTCAGCCATCGCCAGGGCGGCGTTGCGGGCCTCATCACGTTCGGCCCGAATCTTGTCGAGGACAGCGGTACTCATGTGGGTCAACTCCCCGGAATAGACATGGATGTCAGTCCACGGGGGTGGTTCCCGGTGCGGGGTGTGCCTCGACATGCTCCGAGGGGCGCCCGGCAATGGTTCGCAAAACCGCTGCCACCACTATGACGTCAGGGCCCGCAGATGGGCAATGGCCAACTCCCGGGCGTGGTCGCCCTCCAGGTCCCGCACCGACGCCACAAACGCGGCATCCCCATAGGCGCCGTGCGGCACCAGGGCCACCCCGAGGAGTTGCCCCCGGTAGTGCCGCACGTGCAGCCCGTCACGGCGGCGGGTCACCCGGTAGCCGTCCTGTGGGGCCCGAAACTCAATCGAGCATTGGTCGAGGGTGCCGTCTGTGGCAAGCTCGCGGGCCTCCAGCGCGGCGGCGGTGTTCGAAAACTTGGCCCGCACCCACACCCCGTCAGCCCGGTCCTCCACCGTTTTGGCGTGCCCGATCAGCACCCCGCCCGCGTTGGCGTGCCGGTGCCAGAACTTGACCCGGTGGGCGGCGTTGGCGGCGGCGGCGAACGTGCCGGGCGCGAACGACTCCCACAGCTCGGCCTCTAGTTCGGCCTCGACCCCATACGGCGCGGCCCGTAGCAACACGGTGCCCTCGTCGGCGTCGATGGCCTCGACGGTGGCCTCTCGGATTTGGACGGCGCCGAACCGTGGCAGGGCCTCCAGGTCGGTAAGGGTGGCGGTCATGGTGTCGGCCCTCCTGCGGGTGGTGCGGGGTTGTCGGTGGGGGGTGGTAGGGGCGGCAGCCCTTCCAGGGCTCGCACCTCGTCAAGCGTGAGGATTCCAGCGGCCAGGGCGGCGCTGTAGGCGGCGATTCGCTCGGACATGGCGGGGTTGGCGAACCCGTCGAGGTTGACGGTCACCGTTTGGTTGCCCGGCAGGAGTGCGCTCAACGTGTCCTGCACGGCGGCGATCCACGGGCCTAGCCCAAAGTCGCGGTGGTTCTCCCACGCGTCTCGGAGGTTGGTGTAGGTGGCCGAGTTGTTGAGCCCCGCGCCCAACGTCATGGGGTCCAGCCCGAACGCAAAGGCGACGTCTGCGACGTTCAGCCGTTTCACTTGGTCGAGGGCGGCGTCAACGGGCGACAGCGACAGGGGGACAAAGCTCGTGGTCGAGTTGAGGACGGCAATACTGCGGCGGGCACTCGACCCGTGGTTGGCCAACCACTTGGATTTGAGTTTGTCGGCCTGCGGCTCGGTCATGCCCGGCACCTCGGTTTTGAGGTATCCGTTAGGGATGCCCGCCCGGAATTGCCCGGCTTGGTAGGTGTCGATGTTGCCCGCCATGGTGAACACCCCGGGGGACATGGCAAACACGCCTTGGCTCATGCCCTCGGTGTCGATGGGCGACAACGGATTGCGGAGGACGGTGATGTGAACCCCCGGGCCCTCGGGCAATGTGCCCTCGGGGGTGAACGTGACGGCGCCCTCGGTGGTGTCCACCTGCCAGCACAGCCGCCCCGACCCATCGCGCATGGTGTGCAGGAACCCCGGATGCACCACCCGCATGGTGCCCGCCATTGGCTGCCCCGCACTGTCGGGCTGCCAGATAAAAGCACCCACCCCCCACCACAGCGCCGACCGGATCAACTCGGCCCAGAACACCGACCGCACCCGCTGCACGGCGCTCGGGGCCAGGGTCACGGGGAAACGGTCATCGGGGCGGGCCAACATCGGGTCAGTCAGCCACCGGGGCGACCCCACCGGGGCGCCGCCCAACGTCGCCTCCAGCACCCGGAACGGGGCCACCGTCAACGGCCCGGTAATCAGCGCGGTGGCCCTCGTGACGGTCGGCACCGCCCCACCCCACCCGTGCGGCCACGGCCCGTTAGGGCCAATCGGTGTTGCGCCCCCGCCGCTGTCGAGCCCGATCCACCACAGAGCGGGGGGGTAGTCGGATGGGAACCCCTCGGGGTCATTCACCAGGAAATCCCCGGTGGTGCGGGCGTATGCGGCGCGGTCGAGGATGCGTGACCGGGGTCC